GACAGTTAGAGCAGCAAACCCCAGAGCGATTGCGAGGGGGTTTGAGCAGTATATAAAACTGCAAGAACGTAGTGATAGCAGTGGTTCTCAGAGCAGTTATATGGGGGTGCGTTTTTTATGGGGTGATGGGCGTTGCGATATAAAAAACGCTTAAGTCCCTAACCTACAACGAACCAAAATCGAGTGCTAAATATAAAGTGATTTAAAATTTTTTTGCCATATAAAATTCATGAATAACATCGGATTAGAAATAGTGTTTTGGACTGTGCTTTCTTTGTATATTCTATCAAAGTTAAAGGTGTTTAAGAAGTGAGAGTGGACAGTAATATAAGTGTCACAAGTACCCTGCCTCTGGTAGGGTTTTTTGTTATAATATAGGTATAGAGAAAAAAAATTCGCCCCATGAAATTCCTTGCCAAAGTCGTCATTAGTATTCTTGCTTATAATGCATTAAGACCTGTACAGACAGAACCAGTTGAGCGTTGTGGTTATCGTACAAATATGGAAGCTTCCAGAATACCGAATAACGGAGGTCTATAGACAAGCGATAAATAATATGGTATAATATGAATGTGAACACTACATTTTATGGCTAAAGGATTTAAAGTGATTCCCAAAGAAACCCCTCCAAAGGTTGAATGGGATTATGATAAGATTAAACAAAGAGTGAAAGGAAAGCAAATCGTCTTCTGTCTACCTGGCAGAGGTTGTTCTTATACCTTTCTTAAGAATTTTGTACAGTTATGTTTTGATCTTGTACAGAATGGAAATGGAATACAGATATCTCAAGATTATTCCTCAATGGTTAACTTTGCACGTTGTAAGGTATTAGGTGCGAATGTATTGAGAGGCCCCAAACAGATTCCTTGGGATGGTAAGCTAAAGTATGATTATCAGTTATGGATTGATAGTGATATTGTTTTCAGTACTGAGAAGTTTTGGCAACTTATTGACTTAGCAGTTCCAGAAGAAGGTGAAGAGAAAGAAATTACAGCAGGTTGGTATGCCACTGAAGATGGTCACACTACATCGGTTGCACACTGGTTGAACGAAGAAGACTTTGCAAAGAATGGCGGAGTGATGAATCATGAGACTGTGGAGTCGATTACTAAGAAGAGAAAACCTTTTACAGTTGATTATACAGGTTTTGGTTGGGTGTTGATTAAGAATGGTGTATTCGAGAATCTTGAATATCCTTGGTTCGCTCCGAAGATGCAAGTCTTTGATAGTGGTAATGTACAGGATATGTGTGGTGAAGATGTATCATTCTGTTTAGATGCAAAGAAGAAAGGCATCGTGACATGGTGCGATCCACGAATACGAGTGGGTCATGAGAAGATGAGGGTGATATAATGTGGGGACTGATCTTTATTATTATCATCATAGGAGTGTTCGCATTCCTACAATTTTATAATCCAAATTCATAGGTATTATTATGGCGAAAAATCTCCCATTTAGATATAAGTTAGTTCATAAGGGCCGAGAACTCTCCAATTGGTTGAGTGAATCAGGTAAGTATGACGCATTTCAAATCATGGTCAAGCATTTTGATGAAGGTAGGGAAGGTGCAATTGACCCAGACGAAGTTGAGATCATCGATAACATGGAGAAAAAAGATGATTGAAATGTTTATTGGAGCGGCGTGTTTCTCCGCACTAGGATATTATTCCTACTTAATGTACAATTACTTTAAATTTAGATAATGGCAGTTCGTTTTAGCTCAGGTACACCAACTGTTGAGCATCGTCCGAAGAAGACTCGTCAAGGTCAGTCAGCGAGAACCAAGTTGTCTGCAACCAGTCGGAATCATAAGAAGAAAGGTTATCGGGGTCAGGGTAAATGAGTACTCTGATTACCAATCTACCTTCTTATGAAGTATGGGTGAGAAAAGAATACTTGACCGATCATAAGAGTGGTCATGGTGAATTTGTGAAAGGAGTATGGGTTTCTGCAAAGAGTATTCCTGGCCGTGCGTTTTACTTTGAAACGTATCTACCAGAGTATGCTGCAATGTTTGATAAGTTACCGATAAGCGCTTTTCTCTCCTCTCCTGAGTTGCCCGATCCAGATATGACATTACATAATCTACAGTTTTGGAACTGTATGGACTATGGTGTCGTTGCAGTACAGAAACAATTCATCGGTTCAATGCACTATGAGGTCTATACAAGAGACTTTGGTAATCAAACTGGTACATATATTTGCACTTTAGACAATTATCACTCTGATGTAGACGCCATCGACTACTCTACGAGTGAACAACCAGCGGAACATAAGTCTCATAACCTGTTAGAATTGGATAATGGGCAGTTTGCACTCTATCCTAACAACAGAATGCGTATCTATGATAACAGTATCACTCCTGAGACACCTAAGATTCCCGATTTTAAGGTATCAACCGTGTATTATCAGGTGGAGAATGGTCATGATCGTGATGGATTAGGTTCAGAAGACAATTATTTCTGGAAAACATCGAAAGAAAGGTCTCTTGACGTGAGTGTAGGTGCTGGAGGCACTGATTTAATCACTGATGACTTCATTAATGAAGGATATTATACCGAAGGAATGAATATTACAATCGATGAACCACCAGAATTGGGATGAAATGAGTGAGCATCTGATACTAGATGTCTATGATGGATATTTTGAGGACTTAAACAGTCCTAATTTCCTTCGTGACATCTTCACTCGTGCTATTTTGAAGTCGGAGATGACAATATTAAATGAATATACACATAAATTCAGTCCATGTGGTGTAACTTCTCTTTTTGCACTATCAGAAAGTCATGTTTCTTGTCATACTTGGCCTGAATTGGGTCGTTTGAACGCAGATTTCTTCACTTGTGGTGAAAAAGACCCTCGAATTTGTGCTAAATACATTATTAACGCTTTAGAATCTGAAAAATATAGAATTCGTGTCATAAAAAGATAAAAAAAGTGGTATAAATAAAAACAGCAAACTAATTGTGTAAATAGTGGCTTCCAGAGCATTCAAAGATATCAACTTATCGTTTAAACGTCACCCAGTAACGAGTGATGTGGTAACGATTAGTAATGAAGATGCTATTAAAAGGTCTGTAAAGAACATAATTTTTACAATTCTTGGTGAAAAACCATTTAATCCTCTCTTTGGGTCAACCATAAACAATTCATTATTTGAGTTAGACACTCAATTTGATTCGGTTAGAATGCAAGAAGAGATTAACTCGATTTTACTTAATTATGAACCTCGAATCAGTAATATTATTGTTACTGTAACAATTCCACCTGATGAACATACAGTAAATTGTACTGTTCAATATGATATTACTGGAATTCCCACACCTACACAACAAGTAGACGTTCTCCTTTTCCCAGCTAGAGTATAATGGCTTTCGGTCAATATGTTAATTTAGATTTTGATGAAATAAAAACGTCCATCAGAGATTATCTGAGGGCGAATACAAATTTTACTGATTATGATTTTGAAGGATCTAACCTTTCGATCATTATCGATGCGTTGGCGTATAATACTTATATTACTGCTTATAATACCAATATGGCAGCGAATGAATGTTTTCTTGACTCTTCAACACTTCGAGAAAATGTTGTTTCACTAGCTCGAAACATTGGATATGTTCCAAGATCTAGAAGAGCATCAAGAGCAAAGATATCATTTTTTGTAAGTGGTTTAACAGAAACATCCACACTAACATTAAACTCTGGTTTAATCTGTAATGGTTCTGGTAATGCTACAAACTACTTATTTTCAATTCCAGAATCTGTTACAGTGCCTGTTACAAATGGATTTGCAGAATTTAATGAAATTGAGATATATGAAGGAACTTTCATTAATCAAGCTTTTACTGTTAATACTTCTTTGTACAGTCAACACTATATTCTTCCAAATTCCTTTATAGATACATCTACAATTAGAGTAAAAGTTAGACCAAATGTGGATTCATCAACTACACTCACTTATAAACAGGTTGATAACATCATAGGTATTACATCCACATCAGCTTCTTATCTTTTACAGGAAGTTGAAGATGAAAAATATGAATTAATATTTGGAGACAATGTAATTGGTAAAAAATTATCAAATAATAATTATATCACCGTTAGTTACATCGTAACAGATGGTAAAAATGGAAATGGAGCATCATCATTTAGTTTTGTTGGAAATATTACAAATCAAGATGGTGCGGCGATTAACGCATCAAATATATCTGGAGTTCAAACAATTGATAAGTCGAGAGACGGTGATGATATTGAATCAATCTCTTCAATTAAGTATTATGCTCCTCGAATTTACTCTTCTCAGTATCGTGCAGTCACGGCATCTGATTATGAGTCAGTTTTAGGTTACATTTACCCTAATGTTGAGTCTGTAACCGCTTATGGTGGTGAAGAAATGAGTCCGCCTCGATTTGGAAAGGTTTTTATCTCTGTTAAACCTAGAAATGGTGATTTTTTATCAGATGAAACAAAAAGAGAGTTAATACAACGATTAAAAAGCTATGCAGTTGCTGGAATTGTTCCAGAATTTATAGATCTTAAATATTTGTATGTTGAAATACAAACTTATGTATATTACAATACAAGTTTGAATGATGATCCAAATAATCTCAAAACTGGTGTTTCAAATGCTTTAACTCAGTATTCACGTTCGATTGATGTAAACAAATTTGGTGGTAGATTTAAGTATAGTAAAGTAACTTGTTTAATTGATAGTATTGATTCGTCAATTACATCAAACATTACAACTGTGTTAATTCGTCGTAATTTAAAAGCTGTTTTGGGTAGATTTGCTCAATATGAAGTGTGTTTTGGTAATAGATTTCATGTTCAAGAGAGTTCTTATAATGTAGTTTCAACAGGATTCACGATTGAAGGTATAACAGGAACTGTTTACCTTGCTGATGAAGTAATTAATCGTGAAAAGGGAAGAATATTCTTCTTTACATATACAGAGGGAGGATCTCCTAATATTGTGAAAAAGAATGCTGGAACAGTCGATTATATGACTGGTGAAGTTCTTATAGATACTGTGAATATACTTTCAACAGTTGTTGCAAATAACGTGGTTGAAATTCAAGCAATTCCACATTCAAATGATATCGTTGGTCTTCGTGATCTATATGTTAAGTTTGATATGACAAATACAACAATTAACATGGTTCAAGATTTAATCGCATCAGGTGAAAATACATCTGGATCAAGATTTGTTCATACTCATAGTTATCATATGCCAACTTATACGAGAAAATCTAATTCTCCAGTTTCAACATCTGATCCTATTCTACCTTCAACTGCATCCTCAACATCATCAACAACTGCATCTGGTGGAACATACTCATCATCAACAACAACGACAACTACTACAAGTTCAACTTCATCATCTAGTTCTAGTTCTGGCGGCGGATATTAATGATAGACACCTCAATACAAAGAGTTGAGATCAATCAGGTAATTGAAAATCAATTGCCTGAGTTTGTGCAAACAGAAAGTCCACTTTTTGTGGATTTTATGAAACAATACTATATTTCACAAGAATATCAGGGTGGATCCACTAATATTGCTGAGAATATTGATCGATATACTAAATTACAAACATTTGTTGGCGCAGCTTTAACAGAATATACAGGTTTGTCTACAAATATAACTAACGGTTCGGAGACAATTTTTGTAGATACAACAAAAGGTTATCCAAATAAGTATGGATTATTAAAAATTGATGATGAAATTATAACCTACACTGGTATCGGAACCACATCATTCACTGGATGTGTTCGTGGGTTTAGTGGTGTTGATAATATGGATCAACCTACAAGACAAGATTTATTATCATTTAATACAAGTGTAGGTGCTGCTCATACTGGTGGTTCAAAAGTTTATAATTTATCCAATCTTTTCATTCGTGAATTTTTTAATAAACTTAAAACAACATTTGCAAGTGGTTTTGAAAATCGTAAATTAAATAGTGATTTAGATCAAGTCAAGTTTATTCGACAGATTAAAGATTTTTATAAAACAAAAGGAACAGAAGAGTCATATAAAATTTTATTTCGAGCATTATATGGTCAAGAAGTTAATATCATCAAACCATCTGAGTTTTTAATTAAACCATCTGATGCAGATTATGGTTTTGCACAAGATTTTGTAGTCAAGTCAATTACAGGCGATCCTCGTAATCTTAAAGGATCTACACTTTTTCAAGATGCTGATGGGGATGATGCGAATATTAGAGGTGCTTCTGGTGCGATATCAGATGTCAAAGACTTTTTATATGGTGGAGAACATTACTATCAAATCAGTGTATCAAAAGATTCGATTGATGGTGACTTTATAGTTCCAGGCAGAACTCGTGTGACTGATTCTGTATCAATTGGTGCAACTGTAATTACTGTTGATACAACAGTTGGATTCCCTACGAGTGGATCTTTATCACTTCCAACAGCAAGCACTGCTGGAGTTGTCACATATACAAGTAAAACTGCAAACCAATTTGTAGGAGTGCCTACTTCTGTTGATGTTTTAAGTATAGGAGATGATGTAAGATATAATAATGTTGCATATGGTTATTCATTTGCAAGTAATACAAATAAGATTGAAGTTCTAGTTACAGGTGTTTTAAAAGATTTCCCAATACCAGATACAACTTTTTACTTTAATAAAGGTGATAAGATCAATGTTGGTACATTTGGTATTAACAAAAGTTCTGAGGATGGTAATTTTGCATCATATGTTTATAATACTTCAGTAAAATTTACTCCAAAGACAATTACTCGACAGTCAAGCAGTAGTTTTAGTATCGTTACTCGTTCTGCTCATGGATTTTTAGAAGAGGATACGATAGAAGTTTTAGATGGTCAATCTACTTTAATTGGAGTTGGTCGTGTTTTAAGTGTCATTAGTAGTTCAACATTTGTATTAGGTGATTTGCCTGGCGTTGGTGAATTTAATATTGCATTTATACGAAGAAGATTAAAGAAAGGAAATAGTTCTCTTCATACTAATATTAACAAATATACAACTGATGTTCAAAATGCATATGATAATGAAAATGGTGATTCTTACGTTGCATCACCATCTTTACCAAGTTTAGGTAATGAACCTATAGTTGCACCAGATCGTTCTGTAACGTGGACTGGCGCCACTGGCGGCGACGTTATACAGTTAATACAGGTTACAGAGGGTGCATCAGATCATGGATTCTATTCTGGAGAAGTTGTCACATACAACGTCATCAGTGGTTTCTTAGGTCAACTAATAGATGGAAAAAATTACTATGTGAGTCGTGTAAGTTCAAACAATATTCGCCTTGCAAACTCTCTACCTGACTTAGTAAATGGTGATTTTGTAGATGCAACAGGAGATGGTACTTTTAAAATCTCTGTTCCTGATTTAGCAAATAAAAAACTTGATCATCAGAAATTATTAAAAAGATTTCCTCTAACTCCACTATTTGACGGAGCGCAGCGTGAGACAGCGCCAGGCACCACTGGCATGCTTGTAAATGGTACAGAGATATCAAACTATAAGTCGGGTGATGTTATCTTTTTTGGTGGTGTTGAGACGATTGATGTCTTAGAGGGTGGTTCTCAATTTGACGTTATTACACCTCCACGAGTTAGTGTTGAAAGTTTAACTGGTGCTGGTGTAAGTGCAACAGCAAACGTAAAAGGTATATTTGAAAGAATTGATGTCATAGATCCAGGCTTTGACTATGTTGCACCACCAACTATCGAAATCAGTGGTGGTAATGGTCAAAACGCAATTGCAAGAGCAAGATTAAAACAGGTTGATCATTCTGTTGATTTTGATGCATCATCCACTGGTAATGCAATTAATATAGCAGCTGATACTATTGGATTCGGCACATTTCATAAGTTTCGTGACGGAGAAGCTGTAATCTATAAAACGTTTGGTACTGGTGCGATTGGTATTGCAAGTGCTGGTATTACAACAGATCAAATTCAACAAACTCCAGATCAAAGACTCGTTAACGAATCAATCTATTTTGTATCTAAAGTAAATCAGACAACAATCAAACTTGCAAATAATCAGAATGATGCAATAACCAAATCAAATCT